TATGTCCACCGACACTGTTGTAGATATTACTGTGACATTCCATCCATCCTATCCGCATACACCCAAAGATCTTCAAACCGCAATCGTGGATGCCGACGCTGGAACAAACAAACTAGAAAAACTCCTCGGTCTCTTCACAACCCAAAGCACAAGTAATATGAACCTATTCGATGCGCACGAGAAACTCCGGAAATACGCGACAATCTACGACATCATCGAAGACTATTACACTGAACGTCTCGCACTATACGCGAAACGCAAAGCAGCGATGCTCGCACAACTGGCGAACGAACTGCGCGTGCTAACAAACCGCGCCCGATACATTCAAGAGATCCTCGACGACAAACTGGAATTGCGAAGACAGACGAAGGAGGCCATTTTCGCAAAGATGACCGACCATGGATACGAGCACATCGATAGTGATGTCGAGTTCAAATATCTCCTCAAAATGCCGATGGATAGTGTGACAGATGAGAATGTAAAGAACCTTCTCGCAGAGCGCGACGCAAAACGGGCGCAACATCAGGGACTCAGCGAAACGTCGATTCAAGCATTATGGACGCGTGACTTGGATGAATTGGAGGTAGAGTATAAGAAGTGGGTGGCAGCGGGAGAGACGGCGACGTCAAGCAAAACCGCCGGAGGCGGTGGCGGCGGCGCTGCGGCGCCAACAAAGAAGAAGATGGTGGTGAAGAAGGCATAATCGAAACCGGGATTTAGTCTGTCATGAGGATATCTGCGTATTGTAAATAATAAAATAATGTAAGGTTTACTTAATTGAAATTGTTATACATGTTATTATTTTTTATCCTTCCGTTCATTCTATATATAATAGTAGTGATATGTTCATGGATAATAGCAGCATCATCAGCCGTAATGTGTAATAAAACAACGTTATCTTTATCGATGAGAATGACAAAACTTGTGGAACAACATGGATTTCGTGAAGAAGTTCTAGATATTTCAGGTATCAAAATACACAGCGTAATAAAAGAACCAACCAGTGTTATCCCTAGTGATCACGATGATGTATTTGTATTCATTCATGGAACAGCGAGTTCGTCGGTGACCTTTTTCGACATAATGGATCTAATGCCACCCAACGTAAAATGCGTTGCGATCGATTTACCATCTTTTGGTGTAAGTGATACTATTGATGTAGAAACATACACTTCAAATGAAGATATGTGTATTGGTTACGCCAAGATTATAGGACAAACACTCGACAAGTTGGGTATTCTTGATAACACGATTCTTGTAGGACATTCACTAGGCGGATTTCTCTCCATTTATCTCGCGGCTCAGTATCCAATAAAAAAACTAGTTCTCTTGAACCCCGCCGGTATTCTTCCGACACTCGGTGTATGGGGATATTATTGGGCTATATTTTTCAAACTCGGGTTACCCACCACTATATTTGACCTTCCACTTATATCACGTATCGGTATGGATCGTATTATTAGCGCATTTATGAATGACGATTCATTATTAACACAATTTTGGTTATCTATTTATTCGAATCCACACAATAAGGGGCATAAAATATTACAAAGGGTCATTACGTTTACACCGCGTTATTCGTATTGGAATACACCAGCATTTCCACTACTTATAGAAGTATGTAAAAAGATACCCACGACTGTATGTTTTGGCGTAAAAGACACGATTTGTCCATCACATATTGGTTCTTTTTTGAAGCTTGTTTCACAGGGTGAGATTATGATCCATAACATATATGATGGGAATCATAATCCGTGTGTAAATACGGAAAAAATGGCAAGTATATTGAATACCATATTCGTTGATAAAGACGAACGAATCAAAAATATAACACTAAGAGAATCGATCAATACGGCGAATAAAAAATGTTGTAAAGGGTATTCATACCTATTATTTTCAAAAACACAAGAATCGATTCAACAAATTTATAAATATTTACTTTTTTGTATGATATAACATGTTTCATTCAATTCTAAAAAAATTGAAATCCTTTTTCTTATATACAATTAGTAAGCAGTTGATCAAGAGATACAAAGAAAGGAATATGTCAAGCAGGAATCAGCATCGTCAATGGTCCGTCGCTTTGTTTGAAACGGACAGGAAACATTTGTGCGATTGGCTGAAAGCCACAGTCGTACAAGCAATCGAACAAGGAAAGCGCCGAATCCTTATTCGCGCTCCAGTAAAATCAGGTAAAAGGCAAATGGTAGAGTATCTTGCAATGAGAGACAACACAACTAACCCTACACGCAAACACAAGTTTCTAACCGCATGGCACCGCAAAGCAGACGAAGAACAACGCGACGAACTCAAATGCTACGGCATCGATGTGTTTTCAGGTATTACCGGCAAAAAGAAAGAAGACTACAACGCCAAAATTCGTACAACCCTCCAAAGCGCGCCCGATGTGACATTAATCATTCACATCGACGAGTGCGATCATGGATCAGCAGAACGACAAGTACTCGCTGAAATTTGGAGCGAGTGGCGTGACAATTCAAACGTAATCTTCATTCTTTACAGCGCAACACCAGAGGAAGTGATTTACTCTGGCGAAATTGGATCTGAAAATGATGAAGAAGAAATGATTGAAGACCTCGTGATTGAAGGAGTTCGATTTGACTACACGCCTCCTGAAACATTTTGCGGGCCAGGGAAATTTCTTGATGCCGAGATTGTGAATGAGGCGCACCCGTTTTTCGAGAAGGCACTCGAACTTGGAGCACAACATCGTTACAGACTTACAGAACAAGGTCGTCAACTCATGAGTGACTTGTGCGAACAAATGAAACTTGACAGACGAAGAAATATCTTGATGCTGCGTTTATCTTATGATAATGACGACAGCGACCCCACAACATCAAAACCAAAAACAAAACAAGACAAAAAGGCAATTCATCAGTTCTTGAAAAACCTACACATGTTCCCTGAACTTAAAGACTGTCAAATTTACGTTGACAAGGATGAAGCGACTCCCGGAATGAGTGTTTTATGTGTTGATCAAAAAATTCAGTGGAGCAATTCGAGATACTGGGATGGAATCACCGAGTCACGTCCCGTTATTATCGTGAATGACCAAACATGTTCTCGTTCTACTGAACTTGCGGCGCATGATCGTATCTTCGCATACCATGACTACCGCCGCACCATCACATTCTCGGTGTGCTCGCAAGCATTCGAGCGCGTAAACCATTACTCTACCAAGTATTCTTCGGGTTTTCAACGCATTCGCATTTACTGTCACAAGAAGACGATGCTTCTTTCAGCGGGTCGAATTTCATATGACGAATACATTCAACCGCCTGAGTGGATTATGAAGAAACAGTACAAGGCGGAAACGTACGAGATCAGGAAGAATGATCGTAATCAAAGACTTCATCCCAATCACTCAAACCCGTTATCCCACCACCAAGCAATCAACGTACTTCTCGATCTCATGTGTGATAAGATCTATACAAAACTTTCAACGCGTGTCATAGGAAAAATCGGTGAAGTAGTCAAGATTCACTCGGTGTTTGTACGTTGTCCATCAGCAGAAGATTTTGAGAGCCTTCGCCACGAAGGAATGTTGAACGGAAAGGACGGGCAACAACCACGCACCGGGTATAATCCATTCGAGATATACTTGCCCAATTCTGAAAATCCAAGCAAATTTCAATGTTCGATTCGAGGTGAAAGAAAGGTTCGCACAGTTGAAGAGGTCGAATACGAGCACTGGGGCATAAGTGACAAGCACACAACACGCCGTCATATCTGCTACAACGAACAGGATGAATGTGGAGTTTTGATCCAATCGTTCGACGGATATAGCGATGTGGATACTCTCACTTCTTACCGGTCGATGTATCGTCCGAAACAACAAAGGTCTTCACCTTCAACAGCAGCTTCAGAAAATACTTCAAGCGAAAACGATGATACTGATTAATACAACGTATCCTAGCCCCCTTCCAACAAAACGTTTAATGGTTATGTAGCGGTAAAACCATTTTTTATACAATGTTAGTGACATACATAGCATTCACATTGTATTTTTATCGTGCGTTCTGTAATTAATATAATAATTATCTAGAACCACGGTTTCAACTCAAGCGTCTTATGCTTGTAATCCGAGAAATTCGGATGAGCCATCGGCGTATACATATTGCTGACATCACGCTTATACTGAATATACCCTTCCGCCTCGCTATGAACTCGAGGAACACAATATTCAAAAACTAATTCATTCAACTCGATAATCTGCTCACGAATATCAACGGGAGCATTGGCCGCATTCTGGAGATAAATCGACCGCATAATGATGCGCAGTGTATCACAGTCTTGTTCGCCAATAACATACTTGCCGCGCGACCGCTGATACACACCGGCACGAATACCGTTCTGAATTATCTGCATATTTTCTTTACTAAAGAATGCGTTCGAAAGAGGCGTATTTTCCCAGATTCCGTTAAGCGCATCACGATAAGTAACACACTGATGAACTGGATTTTTATCATAAAGCGCAAACTGATCCTGAATAGGTGGAGTTAAGATATCCAGTCGTCCATTTTTAGGTTGGCCGATAAATGTTTCTTCGGGGAAAGCTCGATATTCAAAACGATTCATGAACGAATATTAAATATGGTTAAGTGAATATACGCTAAATAACGTTGTTGTATAATGTATAGATATTATATCACTACTATTTATATAACGAATTCGTTGAGTATTTGATTCTGTAATAGTAGTATGGATTTTATTTCAAGTTCAAAAAACGTAGGTTCGTCGGCATTTGGAAGTTCAAGTAACGCCAACGCCAGCACATCGAGCGATGGTCTCTTTAGCAACTTTTTCAATCTTTCAATACAAAAAATGGTGTTATTGCTCGCAGTCATCGCGTTTGTGATATCAATCGGTACAGTCGCAATATTACTATTGAAGTCAAAGAGCTCTCAAAAGTGGCCTCCTGAAATCGCCAAATGTCCGGATCGTATGGATTTCGATGGAACAAACTGTGTCGATACATATGAATTAGGATACTCACTAGCAGCCCCAGACCAAAACGATAACTGTAAAAATTTTACCAAAGTGAATGGGGCAAAATATACCGGAAAAGGCTTTAATGGAGTCGATGGTGGGTATGTTCCATGGGAAGGTATTATAGACGGTGAAAAGTCACGCGCTAGTTCTTTAAAGTGTTTGACGTAATACACTTGCCTGAACACGTCACACACATACTCACTATTAACTATGACAAAATATATTGTGTATTATGTCATACTGTGACAGACTTTCGCCGATTGTGACCAAGGTATTTACATACGGTAAGCACCGGGTGCGGCACCAGACGCTTGCTTAGCCACCGCAGGCAAAGAGTCAGAAGGAGCGCCCATACCATACGTGCCAGCCTTCATGTTACTAGTCACGCACATCGAATAGAACAAACGTGTCTGGAAATACATAAGGGCATAGACCAAAATCATCAAAAATGAATAAACACCACTCATTAAGGTGATTTTTCCCCTAAATAGAAGAACCAGCGATGAAACAAATCCCAACGCAGCAACCGCTAAGAAAATAAAATTAACGACGGTAAGCCAGTAAAACAGCAGACAATAATCCTTGTCAAGAGGAGCGAATAAATCTTGGATCGCGTTCATTCTCTGAATAATACTCGTTATAACATATAAACATAAAAAATATATTCACATATCACACATGGATAACTATACCGCGTTTTTGGGTCGAGAAACCATTTATAATAATATACGCGATTTCTTAGCGTCATTCCAGAAAAACAAATCCGATCTTACATTCAAGCGAGGCATCTATATCTATGGCGAACCCGGATCAGGTAAAACAGAATTCATCGTGCGGTTATTAAAAGAACTCAATTATGATATGGTGAAATATGACGCGGGAGATATTCGAAACAAATCCATCATCGAATCGATTACACAACATAATATATCGGATAAAAATATCATGTCGATCTTTCATCGCAAAGTCCAGAAAATCGTCGTAGTGATGGACGAACTCGATGGAATGAATAACGGAGATAAGGGTGGCATTACATCTCTAATCAAATTAATTCGCCCTAAAAAGACGAAAAAACAGAAACAGGAAGAAATCACGATGAATCCAATCATATGTATCGGAAATTATCATATTGACAAGAAAATCAAAGAACTCATGAAGGTATGTTATGTTTATGAACTGAAAACACCTACTCCTGCGCAAATGTCGCATATCATCGACTTGAAGATGCCAACCATCGACGCTGTAATGCGGAAAAATATCATAACATTCGTCCAAGGCAATCTACGTAAGCTTAATGCGGTGATAGATATGAGCAAAAAATCAAACTCGATACTCGCAAATAATATTCTACATGCGATATTTCAGCCGAAAACTTATAATGAAGATATCAAAAAGGTGACCGAAAAGTTGATGAATACGGAATACCCGATATCGGATCATAATGTTTTAATTAATGAAACGGACCGCACGACAATCGGGCTGCTTTGGCATGAAAATATCATCGATTTGTTTGAAAAGATGCCCATACCCGTTTCAGCGCCTTTTTATAAGCTTGTATTGGATAACATATGTCAAGCAGACTACTTTGACCGCATTACATTTCAAAACCAAATTTGGTTATTTAACGAACTATCGTCTCTTATCAAAACATTCTACAATCATCATTTGTTTCATAAATCATTCCCAAAAAAGGCACGGTTTCATCCGACCGAAGTCAGATTTACGAAGGTTTTAACAAAATACAGCACCGAATATAACAATCAGCTATTTATACAAAATCTATGTATTCAACTTTCGATGGATCAAAACGATTTATTCACATTTTTCATGACTCTCAAAAAACAGTATGCGGAAGAGGATATTCCGCGGATATTAGAAATGTATGAAATCACGAAATTGGATATCAATCGTATTTATCGATATTTAGACAAATATATGGAAAAGTCGGTCGTTGGTAAAGATGATATATATGGTGAAGTTGATAACAATTATGACTCCGTACTATTAGAATAAATCATCGGCAATTATGCGTTTGAATAACACCTAAAAGATATAATCAGTATTTAGAAATAACTAATATGGGTGCGTCTATTTCATTTGATACGAAATATCGTTTAGTTTTAGATACAGAGGTTGAGTGTATTTCGGTAAATCCTCCTGGAACAAAAGCTGAAAAGACTAGTTCGGTAAGCGACAAACACACCAAGCGACACAGCGAAAGTGGAAGCGAAGACGAAAGTGGGAGCGATAGCGAGACCGGAAGCACAAGCGACAGTGACAGCGACAGTGACAGCGACAGAGAAAACAAAATATATACCGTAAAGATTACTCCTGAAATTGTAAGCTATATCCGTAGTTATCTTCGAAAGAATGAATTCCTGGATGAGTTTGATTTGATTACCGAAATTGATCTGGATAATTATGATCATGCTCCGGGTTCAGCACTTGTATTTAATTCAGATTCGATCGTCTATATCACAAATAACCAGACAATCGAGGCTGTGGGTGAATGGGAGTACCTTCCACCAGAGAAGGAAGAGGTCAAACAAAAATCGTCAAAATCGTCAAAATCGTCGAAGTCATCGAAGTCATCGAAATCGAAGAATAATCGTGATGAGGACGACGACGATGACGACTATGATGTTCATAATGAGTCGCGCAGAGCATATAAAACAAAAGATGATGAACTTCCTGTAAGTGAAATCGAGAACATTCTTAAGGACAAGTTCGACGACTATAATAAGGGACACGAATTTGTAATCCATGAATCCAAGAATAGTTTTCTTTGTTTAAAAATTAATTCAGTTGAAATCGTGAAAGCTTAGAACGATAGACACAAAATAATATCATAATAAATCGCAGTCGATTATGATATTGAAGATATTTTTATTACACATAAATGGTTTCAGGCTCTTGGGTATTTGTATCCTCAGCGGACGCTTCTGTAACTGTGGTTGTGGGTGTTGATGCGGGTGCCGTCACAGTCATCGATCCGCCAACCGCCGACGCCGCCGAAGCCGCCGCCGCCGCAACTGCTTCCGCTTGAAGCTTTTGTAATGATTGATACTTTTCGTAAAGAACTTGATATTCGCGATTCAAACGTGCTATTTCTTGATCACGTGACGCAACATCGTTTTGTAATGCTTGAAGAATATCAACAACTTGTTTATTGTTCAACGTAACTGGTGGTTGGCCTGGTTGCTGTAGCACAATATTACCACCTGCAGCAGCCGCCGCATCTTCTGCCATCTTTGCGCGTTCTTTCTCAAGTTGTAAGGTTTGTGCGATCACATCGGGCTTCATTTCCGGACGACCTGGTTCATATTTCGCCAACAATCCCTCCAACTCGCTCATATAAAACCGACGAAGGTTGTTGTCTTTAATAAAGTCCATGACCTTCTTGGGCGAATCTCTCACTACATCTGGATTGGCATTTACAAGCAACTTTCGTTTGTCGAATGTGTTATGCTCATGCGAAAATACGAGAATCACTTTCATCGGATCGAGTTGGACAAAAGGAACCGTATAATCCTTCAAAAACGCGCGTTCTTCCGCCAAACACGCATCGTCATTATAACGGTTGTTTTTTATCAGCTTTCGCTTAAACGCGAAGGTGCCCGCTGTTGCGTGATTCGGTCCATAAGGTCCAAAACGCTTCATTTCCTTGATATGCTTAAAATAGATGTAGATCTCACTCGAGCCAGCGCATAATGCATCTGGATGAGATACCAACATTTCAACTGCGTGAGATACACGTTTGGGTGGGTAATAATCATCGTCATCCATATACACCAATATTTCGCCACGCGACTTTTCATGAAGTAAATTTCGCTTCTTACCCAACGTCATTTTAACGTCATATTTAAAATACTTCACACGTGGATGCGAAGTGACGAGGTCTTCTATCGGGTCGGTTCCATCATCGATAATAATCCATTCCATGCGATCTTGCGGATAATCTTGTGCGTTAAAACACGCAATCATCGCATTAATAAATGGCCGACGATTAAATGTCGGAGTGCAGACACTTACGAATGGATATTTCTTGAAATATTCGGGTGTCGATTTTTCGATGCCAGACGATGCTGTTACGGTGGTTGTTGTCGTTGTCGCTGTTGCTCTTTTATTCTTTCCACCCATATCGTATAAATATACTAGTTCTTATACGATATTATTTATGTTGTTTATAGAAGCAATCATACAATAAAGAATCAGTTGATTCATCCGCCCCAGTTCTTAATCGAATTGAAAAAATTCATAATTCCTTGCCAGTAATGAGTAAGGTACAATACCAATAACATTAAAATGACAATCGCCGCAACATTAATATCCAAATACTCAAACGCATAAAACATCAATGTCAGGTTAAAGAAGAAGAATATGATTGGAACATAACGAGCATACAACTCTCGATATTGGTCCCAGTGAAGAAGTGGGTATATTATTAGAGTCCCAATAAACTGAATAAGTTGCACAAAATATGAAATTACCGGGAATATTCCCATACCGAAACCGGTAAATAACGACCATAATGAACCACCAATAAACTCTTTACGATTGTCTGTCTGATTCACAATCATTCCTATCACTGTTGTAAAAAATGGACCACCCATCAGCATAAATCCAACCATTAGTAAAAATACAAACGGAATCAAAATAATCAATAACGGTGATACAGCATCATATAACTCTATGGGGATCGCATTCGAAATACGGGTAATTTTTTCAAAAATATAAGACATCATCGCGCGATCTGACGAAAATGAAAATATGAATGAATTATTAATCCATTGCTTGAAACGTGCTTTAATGAAATCCCAATTTAACAAATTTACTTTTGTAACTCCCTCCTCTACGCTATCATTCACCATATCGACGTCTTCCTTTGTCAAACAGAACCATTTAAACACGTATGTATCCAACAGAATCGCCGCTTTCAAATATATTTTTTTAGATGTTTCGATTTTGGGATCATCTGCGATACCACCAAACTTATCGTCACAATCGGCATCACATGACGTATATTCATTCGTATAACAATACGGCCATTCATGACGGTCGGTTGGAAATAACTTATTCAAATTGATATTATTATTTTTTATACTTTCAGGTGCCGAAAAAAACATGATATTCACACATATGACTGAAATGATGATAGTTTCAACAAATAATGTTAAAACACTAAGTCCAAATTCTTTGAGCGCCTCTACGTCAAACAAAGATTTCGGTTTCGCTTTCGCTTTTTCTTTCACTGGTTTTTCTTCTTCTTTTTTTGATGAAGCGTCGCCGTCGCCGTCGCCGTCGCCGAACATCCCGCCTACTTTGCTAAACGTTCCTTCTTTTTCTTCACCATCGGCTTCTTCATTATCAGCTTCAACGTCATCGGGGCGTTCTTCTTCATCGTCGGCCATTTTTTGGTAAGTTATATATACCATAGATTATTATAACATAGTTGAAACATGTAATAAATGCTGCGAATTTATCGCGCATACATGAGACCACAGTTTCCTGATACAAATGTAAGGACATTATACCGCTCTTCCAATATATGCAAGTCATAGTTGTAAAGATAAATATTCACATTCGGTTTATTCATTCCGATAATCTCTCGAGTATTCGGATTACAAATCACTTTTACTTCCGCCTCAGAGTCCAAAGGAGGATAAATTGTCGCAAGTTCTATCTCAATCTGATTGAATTTACTCATATTAATAGCCCCACTTGGTTGAAGTTCAAATGGGTCGGAATTTAAACAGAAATTGTAGCAGTATATCCCCGGTTTCGCACTTCCACGAGTCCGCGTGTATTTTTCAACATAATTATATACCCCCGCATCAAGTAAATTCTCTCGATACTTGCCGTTGAGTGAAATTCCCAACGACTGTAAAATATCACGTTCATTTTCGGATTGAAAGTCGCCAGTAATATGAAGTCCTGTGAGTCGTTTATCGCGCGGGTTAATACCGGGTCCGATGCCATTCTTTGGACCGTTTTTATCGAAGAAGTAGCGGTCATTCGCGAAAGCCGGATTGAGATTCAAAGAAAGATCGGTCGTCATTCGAATATCTTCACTAAACGCACTCGGGCGCCAGTCATCATCGATTGGTGCGGGAATAATATCATACGGGAGATAGTTATACGGCCAATTCGTATAATTGCTCCACTGATTTCGAAGATTGACATCGCTGCGTTGAAAAAACATCGTCCATGATGCGACCATCCCCATCGAATTCTCGATTTTGAGTTTCTTATTCCCGGTTACATCGTTGAACACCCAATCATAATATGACTTGATCAAGTATTTCTGCTGATTGGCGGCGAAGACTTTCGATTCTTCATCCGAGAGAAAACAATACGTCGCCATCAAATGAACATCCGCATTCCAGTCGGTTCGAAGACTGGGATATGAATCAATCGACAAATCGATACTGGGTGGAGGGTATAAAAATCGCCACATTTGGTGAAGGGGATTCGTAAAGTCGGGTTGAACCACCGGCCAGAAATTCTCTGGATCACCTACATCGCGAATCGTGAATAATTCTTTCACCGGTCGAAGCGTTACATCAATTTGAAGTTGATTATACTGGAGGCAAACAAGCGGAAACGCCATCTTCGATGAAAGTGTGAACCATGCGTTGATCGGTATATATATTTTACGCCCGCGAATCGAGGGTTCCGCACCAGCAACATTCGACGTGCGATATGCGTTCGGATACTGATTCAAGCGTGCTCCAGAACAACCGGGATTGTACAATTCCGGAACATGACCAGTCATTTCATTATATAATTCACGCTTGGTGGCATCAAGGTCGCGCTCCAGAATAGCCATAAGATTATTGCCGGTGAAACGTT